AACAATATTAAAAATAACATATAAAGATGGCAGAAACATTATTATCTCCAGGTGTATTAGCTAGAGAAAACGACCAATCATTTATTACTCAACAACCCGCAGAAATTGGTGCTGCTATTATAGGACCAGCTGCTTTAGGACCTGTTGAAGTACCTACATTGGTTACCTCTTTTAGTGAATATACAGCAATTTTTGGTACTACAGTACAAAGTGCATCCATTGCTTATTCATATTTGACTTCATTAGCAGCGAATAACTATTTTCAAAGTGGTGGAACAAGTTTACTAGTTACTAGAGTAACTCCAGAAACCTTTACTTCTGCTACAAGTTCATTTATTAACACCGTAGATGGTTCAGAATTAAAAACAGGTACAGGTGCTGATATAGCTACTAATGCCGCAGCTTTATTTGCTGCAGGTGTTGATGCTGGTTCAGATTTTACAGGTTCGGGTGCAGTAACTTATACAAGTGCTACATTTACAACAAATGGAAGTGGAACAGGAGCAACATTTAAATTAGATACATCTGCTGGCGCACCAGTAGCAATAACAGCTTCAACAGCGGGTACAGGGTACAATTTAGGAGATACATTAACTTTTTCAACAAACGATAATGGTGGTTCACCAATTGTAACAACTAGTTTATTAGGATCAACTGGATTTGCAGCAACAGATACTTATGATGCAGGAACAACTACAATTAACCCTTCATCAACAACAAGTACAACTGCAACTGGTCAAGCTTGGTCTTTAACTTTTGATGGAGGAGCAGGTGCTTCAAATTTAACAGCAATTGCAGCTACATCAGCTGGAGAAGGAGTTAAAGAAGGAGATACATTTACTTGGTCTGCAGCCGATATACAAACAGCTTTAGGAGGAGTAGCAGGTACAGATGTAGTACTTACAGTAACAGCAGCAGATTTAACTGCCGGAACTTTTACAGTAACTTTAGTTGCTGCTAATTTATCAGATGATGTTACACCTTTTGAATTAGAAACAATTTCAGAAGGAGCAGTAATGAATACAGGTACAACCGAATTAACAGGTGGTGCTTTATCAACAGGATCAGCAGAAAATGTTCGTTGGTCAATTCCTTCAGTAAATACAGCTTCAGGAACATTTAGTTTAATTATTCGTAGAGGTAATGATAATACAAACCAACAAGTAGTATTAGAACAATATAATAACTTATCACTAGACCCATATCAACCAAATTATATATCAGCACAAATTGGTGACATTAATAAAAATTTAGTTAATGAAGGATCAGATTACTTTATTCAAGAATCAGGATCTTATGCTAATTTATCAAGATATGTAAGAGTAAAATCAGTAAATTTAAAAACACCAAATTATTTCGATAATAATGGTCAAGCAAAAGCTCAATTTACAGGTTCTTTACCAGCAGTATCTTCTGGTTCATTTAATGGAGCTAGTGGAGAAAATATAACAACTGCCACCTCGGGACGTGTTGCTAACTTTTATGGAAACATAGGAGATGGTGCTGCATTTGATACACAAGGGTTAACTGGTAGTAATTATGATAACGCGATTGCTTTATTAGGAAATATAGATGAATACCAATATAATGTTATTAGTGCTCCTGGGTTACTTAACGCAACTCACGCAACTCAAACAACATCTTTATTATCAAATACAATCCAAAGAGGCGATGCAATCGCAGTACTAGATTTAGTAAAATATGGTAGTTCAATAGCATCAGTTTCACAAGCAGCTTCTGCATTTGATAACAGTTATGCTGCAACTTATTGGCCATGGGTTCAAATGATCGATCCACAAACAGGTGAATTAGTTTATTCACCAGCTTCAACTGTAATTCCTGGAGTGTATGTATTTACAGACGCTTCAAGTGAACCATGGTTTGCACCTGCTGGATTAACTAGAGGAGCTTTAGGTCAAGTAGTTAGAGCTGAAAGAAAATTATCTGCAACTAATAGAGATACTTTATATGAAGCAAACGTTAACCCATTAGCAACTTTCCCACAATCAGGAGTAGTTGTATTTGGTCAAAAAACATTACAAAAACGTGCTAGTGCTTTAGATAGAGTAAATGTACGTAGACTATTAATTTCCCTTAAAGGATTTATATCTGGAGTAGCTGATGGTTTAGTATTTGAACAAAATACAATTGCTACAAGAAATAACTTCTTAAGTGTAGTTAACCCATATTTAGAAGGAGTACAACAAAGACAAGGATTATATGCTTTTAAAGTAGTAATGGATGATACTAATAACACGGCATCTACAATAGATAGAAATGAGTTAGTAGGTCAGATTTTCTTACAACCAACAAAAACAGCAGAATTTGTAATCCTAGATTTCAATGTACTACCAACTGGAGCAACATTTCCAGCGTAAGAATTAAAAAGATAAATATTTATAATAAAATAAAAAAATAAAATGGCAGTATTAGATCCAAACGAAATATTTTTCACCGCTTTTGAGCCAAAACAAGCAAACAGATTCGTCATGTATATTGACGGTATTCCTGCTTATTTAGTAAAAGAAGTAGGGGCTGTAACCTTATCACAAGGTACAGTTGAATTAAATCATATTAATGTATCAAGATATGTAAAAGGAAAATCCACTTGGGATCCAATTTCTTTAACATTATTTGACCCAATTACACCATCTGGAGCACAAGCAACTATGGAATGGGTACGTTTACACCACGAATCAGTTACTGGTCGTGATGGGTATAGTGATTTCTATAAAAAAGATCTTACTTTTAACGTACTAGGACCTGTAGGAGATATTGTATCTGAATGGATTATAAAAGGTGCATTTATTACAAGCACATCATTTGGAGATTATAATTGGGATACTGTAGATACTGCTCAGAACATAAGCATTACAGTACAACCAGATTATTGTATCTTAAACTTCTAAAAATTTTACCCACCCCTGATTTAGAAAATAGCTTGGCTTCGGCCAGGCTTTTTCTTATCTTAGTTATATGGTTCAAAACTATCCAAACTTTTTATCTTTATCTGAAATTAATTTAATTAAAGATGGAGTTTATGATTTAAAACAATATTGGAAACATTCCTCCCAATATAGGAATTCAGGTTTATTACCTTATAAAGACACCCCCATTATAGAAGTTTTAAAGGACCAATACAAAGCAGAATATCTTTTAGGTGATCCGTTATATAGATTAGAGGGACATAAGGAAGATATAACCTTAGGAACCCAATTTGCACTATTAGAAAAATTTTATTGGTTATATACAAAAACCATAAATAAAATTACAGAAATTACATCCATAGAATCTGAATTAGAACTTGATCTTACTATACCTGGGTTTCATGTATATGCTTCCCACCCTCAACCTTTTAATGAGTTTAAATATCATACTGATGTTAGTATTGTAGATTATTATCCTAATCTTGATATTAACAAAATATATTCATTTGTTATCCTTATAGAATCTAAAGGTACTACCCCTTATTTAGAATATGAAACTGGTCCTACCAAATCATCATCTTTTAGTACCCATGGAAGTGGCCCAGCTAATTCTATTATTATTAATACAAATTCTGGTGTTCCTGCTACAGAAGAATATCAATTAGGTAGTTTACATATATGGGAAGCAAAATTATCTCATAGAATTGGGGGATTTGAATTAAAAGAAGGAGATTCAAGAATAACATTTCAAGGGCATTATTATTATGATCCTGAAACAAAAACTAATAAACTTTTCTTTTAAAATTATGTGGAAGTGCATTAAAAATATATTATATTCATATGTATAATATGAACAAACGTTATTATTAAATAAAGATTATGGCAGATTTTAAACTAGCAACAGAAATAGTAGACTTACCTTCTAAAGGGTATTTATATTCAAAGGATTCACCATTAGCTGATGGAAAAATTGAAATTAAATATATGACAGCTAAAGAAGAAGACATTCTTACCAATGCTTCTTACATTCAAAAAGGAACAGTATTAGATAAATTATTTCAATCATTAATTGTTTCTAAAATAGATTATAATGATTTATTAATTGGGGATAAAAACGCCATTATGATTGCGGCCCGTATCTTAGGATATGGTAAAGATTACACTTTTACATTTGATGGGGTAGAAGAAACTGTAGATTTAACCGATGTTGAAAACACAACTATAGATGAAGATTTGTTTAAATCAGGTAAAAATGAATTTAACTTTACATTTCCACATTCTGGGAATGAAATTGTTTTTAAGTTATTAAATCACGGGGATGAAACAAAAATTCCAACGTGAACTGGATGGTTTAAAGAAAATAAATAAAGAATCGGACCCTACTCTTACTACAAGATTAAAACACACAATACTTTCAGTTGAAGGAAAAACAGATAAAAAAGATATTCGAGAATTTGTAGATAAATATCTGCTAGCACGAGATGCTCGTGCGCTTAGAGAATACATTAAATCAATGTCACCAGATGTAGATTTAACTTTTTTTCCCTCAAGTAGCGAAACAACAAAAACAATTCCAATTGGGGTTGGATTTTTTTGGCCTGACTTTGGAAAATAGCCCAATATACAGAAAAAATTTATTTACCCAAATACATAACATAGTCTTCCATGGAAATGGAGGCTATGATTGGTTTACGATATATAATATGCCTATTTGGTTACGTAAATTTACTTTCCATGAAATAAATGAGTACAATAAGTCCCAAAATGAAAAAGCAAATAAATCTAAAGACAAAGATTCTTTAGTTAATACTAAGGGTCAAGTAAATCAACCTAAGTTTCAAAATAAAACTAGTTATAAGTAAAATCCCTTCTTTTAATATTTATAACAAAATACCCATATGGCCTTAGGAGACGATGTAAAAAAAGCTAATGATGAAATACAGAAATTTTCTGAGGAAATTGGAGCTTTAGATAACCAACTACTTTCTTTAGGTGCTTCTATTCAATCCCAAATTTCTGATAAAATAAAGGGTGCCGATGATGCCACTCAAAAATTATATAAATCATATAGTAGGGATATAACTTCTGCTATAAACCAAACTTCTAAACAATTAGATAATTATGCGGCTATTCAAAAAAAGGTAGCTGCAGGGTATGATATAGAAGCGGAACTTATTAAAGAAGTTGAAAAAGTTCAAAAACAACAATCAATAACCCTTAGAAAAATAGAATTCCTTAAAAGAGAAGGGGTTCAACTTAACATAGATGAGATTTCTGCCTTAGAAGAAACTTTTGCGTTAGATAAAAAAATACTAGCTAACCTTGAGGCACAAAATAAAAAACAAAGAGAAAGTTTAGGAATAGCGGGTAAATTAGCTGATGGGGTTGAAGGAATACTCCAAAAGGCAGGTGCAGGTGGTATAGCTAAGCTGTTTAATTTTAAGAAAGCAGCAGCGGAAGCAGCAAAATTAAATAAAGAACAATCGGATGCATCAGGTAAACAAGTTACAGGTTTACAAAATGCAAGGAATTTAAGTAAAAAATTATTTGAAAATATAGATAAATCTGCAGTTAGGTTAGGTGCAGCAGGGGCTTTATTTAAAGTAGCTGGTGCTTTATTTGATCAATTTAAAAAGGCAGATCAATCTACAACTGAAATTGCTCGTGGTCTTAGCATGTCTAAAAAAGAAGCTAAGGAGTTTAAAAATGAAATGTATGAATCTAGTAAGGCAGCAGGTCTTACTGGTATTACTATAAAAGAACAGAAAAAAGCAGTAATGTCCCTAAATAAAGCTTTAGGGGGAACGGCTATTGCCTTTGATAAAGATATTAGAGAAGGAGCAGCTGAATCACTTGCATTGCTTGGATTATCAGAAGAAGCAGTAGGTAACATGGCTAAACAAGCTATGATTGCGGGTAAAAGTTTTAAAGCATTAGAAAAAGAACAAGCAAAAGGAGTTTTAGATGCTGAAAGAGAATTTGGTATTAGATTAAAATTATCAGATGATGTTTTAGATGAAGCTAATAAAATAACAGGTTTAGCCCGAGTTAATGCTATGGGTATTGAAGGTGGTTTAACAAAAGCAGTTGCCACAGCAAAATCTTTGGGTATTGAAATGAGTGCTGTTGCAGGGTCTGCAGGACAATTATTAGATTTTGAATCTTCTATCCAAAAAGAATTAGAGGCAGAATTGTTAATTGGTAGAGATTTAAATCTTGAAAAAGCTAGGGCAGCAGCTTTAGCAGGAGATCAAGAAGCATTAGCTAGAGCATTAGTTGAAGAAGCAGGTAGTTTAGAAGAACTACAAAATATGAATGTTATTCAACAACAAGCATTAGCGGGCGCCTTAGGAATGAGTGCAGACCAATTAGCAGATAGTTTAGTAAGCCAAGAAGCATTATCCACCCAGGCCCAAGAAGATTTAGATAGAAAATCAGATGAGGTTCTAGCAAATGAGNAAATGCAATCTTTAACAGAAATGCAAACAAGAGCAATGACTAAATTATCTGAAGGAGTTCAATCTTTTGGTAAATATTTATTAGTAGCAGCAGCAGCCGCAGCAGCAGTTGCAATTGCAATGACATTTGGTGTTGCCTCTCTACCTATATTAGCAGGAATAGCACTTGCAGGAGCTGTTGTTGGGGGAATAGCATCAACAGTAGCAGATGGAGTTGCACCTCCAGGAAAAGGACCATTTACTATTACAGATAGATTTGGTGCAACGGATATTACAGCAGCAGGAGATGGTATTGCCGTTTCTCCAAATATCAATACACAAGGTGGAGCAGGAGGAAATGCTAATATGAGTGAAACAAAT